CAGTCGGGACGCAGGGAAGATGCAGTCAGCGCTCTCCTCGCCAAATGGGGCGTGGAGTAACACTATCATCAATCCTCCTTCTAAGGACTAATCTACCATGACGATGTATTCTACCTACGACCAGATCGGCATTGCCGAAGACATCTCGGACGTTATTACCAATATCTCTCCGACCAAGACGCCGTTCCAGACCTCCATTGGCTCTGAGAAGATCGACAACCGTCTCTTCCAGTGGCAGGAGGATTCCCTCCGTGCCCAGGCCGACAACAAGGCCCTGGAAGGCTTCACGGCCACTGACGTTGCCCGTTCGCCGACTGTGATGCGCCAGAACTACACTCAGATTCTCTCTGACACGTTCCGCATTACGGCCACCAGCGATGTGGTCCGCACCTATGGCCGCGCCAAGGAAACTGCTTACCAGCTTGCCAAGACTGGCGAGGAACTGAAGCGTGACCTTGAGTTCTCCTTTGTCGGCATCAACAATGCCGCTGTGGCGGGTGCCGAGACCGTCACCGCCCGTGAGATGGCTTCGGCCCTCAACATGATCGACGCTGGTAACGTCATCGCGGGTGGTACTGCCGCCCTGACGGAAACCATGATCCTGAACTGCCACCGTGCGACCTATGACGCTGGTGGTGAGCCGGAAATCCTCATGATCAAGCCTGCAGACGCTCTCATCGTCGCTGGCTTCGCCGCGGCCTCTGGTCGCCAGCGTGACTTCAAGGACTCGCGCACCATCACCAACGTGGTGGACCTGTACATTTCGCCCTGGGGTGAGCTGAAGGTGGTCATTAACCGCTTCCTGCTTTCCACCGTGGCCTTCATGTACCAGCCCGACATGTTCAAGAAGTGTGTGCTGCGTCCGTGGACGAAGGAAAGCCTGGCCAAGGACGGTGACTCCAACCGCACCATGGTTGTTGGTGAGTTCTCGCTCAAGCACAAGAACTTCAAGGCTGGTGGCTACGTCAACGCCATCACGTAATCGAACTGAATATCGCGGGCCGCAAAGAAGTGTCGCAGTGAAAAATGCTGCGTTAGCCGCGTAACGGAAGTGGCGGGGGGTTTGCTCTCCACCTCCCGCCCTTCTCCTATTTGAGAGCTTTCAGATGAACATCAAGACTAACCTCAAGGCCGGAACCGTCCTCCACGATGTGGAATGGGACATTAGCCAGAACGTAGACGGTCTCTTCGTCAAGAAGGACCAGATCATTTCCGACGAGTTCCTCACGGCCAACCGTGATGCCCGCTTCGAGTCCAAGGCTCCCTCCAAGGAGTACCACCGCTTCGCCTCCATCCCTGTGGTGGTCGTGGAGCAATGGCTGAAGCAGGGCTTTGACGTTTACAAGGAGTCTCCCAAGGCCATCATCAAGCGCCTTCGTCAGGAGAACCTTGAAGCATTCCTCACCTCTAACAAGAGCCTGTAACACACATGAACTATGGCGAGATTCGCACCCAGTTCAAAGCTATCCTCAATCGCCGGGACTGCTCTAACGCCCTCGCTGATACGTTCCTGAATCAGTCTCTTCTCCGCTGCACCAGAGAGCTTAGAACACCCTCCCAGGAAGCCGAAGTCAGCCAGACGGTTGTCTCCCCCTTCACAGGCTTCCCAGTCCCCTCAGACATCATCCAGACCATCGCCTTCATGGTGGACACAGTGTCCGGCCAGAAGCGCAAGGTTACCTATGAGTCCCTTGCCCGCTTCCTGGAACGCGATGTCTACGTGGGGTCCCCCGCCTACTACACGCGCATTGGCAACGCCTTCCAGTTCCGTCCAGTCCCTGCCGAAGACACTGTGCTGACCCTCTACTACTATGGAGAGTTCGAACAGTTCGCAGATGACAACGACGAGACTGTCCTGTCCCTCATTGCGCCTGACCTCCTGATCTATGGCGCACTGGCCTATGCTGCTGACTACTTCATGGATGACCGCGGGCAAGCCTTTGAAGGACGCTACGTCCAGATTGCCCAGGCACTCCAAGATCAGGCCTACGACCTCGATGCACATGATGCCTCGGTCGCCCCCGCTTACAACACAGAATACTGAAAAGGACATCTTTGATGGACCCGCTTAAGATTATCACGAACCAGACGGTTTCCGTATCTGGCACCTCCGCTGCTGTGACCAATGCCTTTGGCAATGGCACGACCATCATTCGTTTGGTCTCGACCACTGATTGTTACCTCAAGTTTGGCGCTACGCCCACCGCAGTTGCTACTGACATGCTGCTCCCCGCCAACGTGGTGGAGTACTTCGGGGCAACTCCCGGTGTGAAGGTTGCTGCTATTCAGAGGGCTGCTGCGGGTACACTTTTTGTCACCGAGATGTCCAAGTAAGCGGAGGGCTTCATAATGAGCTTTCCGTTTCCTCGACCCTTTCCGGGTCCATCTATGGTTTCCTTCAATGTCCTCTCACTGTTCTCCAGCGGTGAGCAGGGCGCGTGGTACGATCCGAGCGACTTTTCCACGATGTTCCAAGACAGCGCAGGGTCCACGCCTGTCACGGCGGTTGAGCAGCCTGTTGGCCTGATCCGCGATAAGTCGGGCAGGAACAACCACGCCTCTCAGGCCACCTCCACCTCCCGCCCCGTGCTGCGTGCTAGGGTGAACCTGCTGACGTATAGTGAAGACCTGAGTAATGTTGCGTGGAGCAAGGATAACACGACTGTTTCGGCTAACTCTACGACTGCGCCAGACGGACAAACAACAGCAGATACGTTAACGGCCTCTGCACTCCTTTCAACTCACCGTGTGATCAGCGCAGCAGTTACGGTTGCATCTGGTGTCGGGTGTACCCACTCTGTCTGCCTAAAGGCAGGCACACACAGTTTTGCCCAGATACATGACGGTGCAAGCGCAAGCTACTTTGCCAACTTCAATCTTTCTGCGGGTACGGTTGGCACTGTCACTGGTTGTACAGCCACAATGGTCCCGCTAGGCAATGGGTGGTATCGTTGCTCAATTGCAATGACGCTGAATGCGGCGAATCCTATTCTTTGTGTGGGTATCATTTCTTCAGCTACTGCTGCCCGTAACGAAAGTTGGACCACAGCAGGGACGGAAACAATCTTCGTCTGGGGCGCAGACCTCCGTGTCACCAACGATGGCGTAGGCATCCCCGCCTACCAGCGCATTAACGCTGCAACCGACTACGACACCTCTGGGTTTCCGCTGTACCTCGCGTTTGACGGTGTGGATGACAGCCTCGCCACGGCGAGCGTGGACTTTAGTGCTACGGACAAGATGTCAGTGTTTGCGGGCGTCAGGAAGCTGAGTGATGCTGGCTTTCCAATGATTGTGGAGTTGTCGGCGGTCAGCACCGGAAATAATGGTGCATTTGCATTGAACGTCAATTCGGCTGGTTACACGTATCAGTCGAGAGGCACTATTCTTGTCCAGGCGAATAACATCGTAGGGAATGCCTCGCCCATCAGCAACGTCCTTAGCGGCAGCAGTGATATTTCTGGAGACAGTGTCTCATACCGCATCAACGGTGTATCTGCGGCAACGAGCAATAGCGACCAAGGCACAGGCAACTACGGAAACTACCCACTCTACATCGGTGCGCGTGGTGGCTCTACGCTCCCATTCAACGGACGCCTTTACTCCCTCATCGTCCGTGGAGCCGCAACCAACGCAGACCAACTCGCCCGCACGGAAGCGTGGGTAAACAACATCACGAAGGCATACTGACATGGCTGACACCTTTCGCACGGCCATAATCCCTTCCGCCAACGTGACGTTCGCCCGCAACCTTGTTGCAGCCCTCTCTCCCGGTGGTGCTGGCATGTTCACGACCCCGCTCAATGCAACGGGCGTAGGCACGGCCACACATTACATCTCCAGCGGCTACATCTCTGAACAGGTCGCCGCTCTCATGCCTATGCAGACATGGGAACTGGACGAACAGGGTGACTGGACGATGACCGATAGCACCCCCGGTGACGCTGCCACGGTTCGCGCTGCTGCCATTGCACAGGGCTTCAACTGCACCCTTGCAGAGGTCCAGGCGCTGTTCACTGCCGCTGATGGTACCGCGCAGGAACCTTTTACCGCTATGGGCCGACTTGGCCTTAAGATTGTCAACCCACCGGAGGAGGGGCCATGAGTGGCTCCTTCTTCATTGAGGACGGATACAGCCCAGAGACAGCAGCAGGCTTTGTAGGACCTCAGGGTCCCGCAGGGCCTACTGGCGCCACAGGTCCCTCAGGGCCTCAAGGTCTCACAGGACCTCCGGGTACTAACGGAACTAACGGAACCAATGGCACTGACGGTGCTACTGGTGCTGTAGGTGCCACTGGTCCTGCGGGTCCTACGGGCGCTACTGGTGCTGTAGGTGCCACAGGCGCTGTAGGTCCTGCAGGCGCTACAGGTGCTGGCGCTACGGGTGCCACAGGCGCTACTGGTGCCACAGGTCCTGCTGGTGCTGGTGCTACCCCGTGGGCCTCCACGACCATCACGGTCCCTGGGACTCTACGTGGGCGTAATGAACACCGCCAGACCATCACGGCTGCGGGTGTCACCCCTTCCAGCGTAATCAACCTCATGCTCGCCCCTGCATTGGATACAGACGAAAACGATCCTGAGATGCTCGACTTTGTAACTCTGGTGGCAATCCCAGGAACGGGAACATTCGACGTTGTGGCCTCCTTCTCTCAGAAGCAGAGTGGCATAATCAAACTCCAATATCAGGTGAACTAATG